CCAGTCCAACTTGGCCCACCCTCACGCATAGAAGGAAACCGCCCTACGCGCATTGAACAAGCGTCCATGATGCTCTTAGGAATTTCTCTAGCTTCATTTACCCAGATGCCAGTAAGCTCGAGGGACAATAACTTCTTAACATCTTCGGGGCGGTCAAGGGCTAAGAATAAAACTTCTAAGTCTATATCGCCCTTTTTAATATGGTGTGTGTACGGAACTGACCAAGTAAATTTTCCCCACTCGTTTTCGGGAAACCAATCCAGCCAAGTCTTTATTGTTGTTGTTTTTAACTGTGGGTTGGTATTACGAATAATAGCCCATCGGCTGCGCCTAATACCTTGCTCGTTCTTTTTCTGCATTAACGCTCTGCGAAACACTTCAACACAACACCCAACGGATTTACCAGACCCTACTGGCCCACGAATACCACGAAAAAACGTATCGTCCTTCATAAATTCTTTTAAGGTATCTCCGTCAGGCTTGTATTTAAAGTCTATCACTTGTTAATTATTCCAGAGTCAACACCAACGCGCATCATTTTCTCAACGGTAGAAGGGGCTAGAGAGTCAATAAGTTTATCTGCTTCATAGTTAGTGCAGAAATCTTTTGGGTAGTGTTTAAAGTTTACAGTCTTAACAACTGTTCTTAAAACCTCTAACTCTTGTGGTGATAGTGTAGTTATAAAGCTCATTTCTTTTTCTTTTTAGGAAACCCAGCCTTCATATTTTTATATGCTTTATCGGTAATGGTACTCTTAGCTTTTGATCTACTAATACCTTTTTTCTTTCTAGCATTTATGTTTGCGTATAAACCTTTAGCCATTACTTTTTTTTCTTTGCTGGTTTTTTCTTTGGTGTCATTGCTGCTTTCTTAGCGGCTGCCATACCTTTAGGTGTGTATGCAAACTTCTTTCCTTTAACATTAGGCATTTTTCTTATTCCTTTTGCTGATTGCTGCTGCCTTACTCTTTGCATCTGCTTTAGAAGACGCACCCCACGCTCTAAGGCTAAGAAGTAAACGTGTTGGCTTTCCTTTTGAATCTTTTTCTGGCCCTCTCATACCCCCCATTCGAGCTAAGAATGAAGCACGTCTAGGGTTGTCACCGCTTTTAACTGGTGCTTTGAGTGTACCTTTTTTATAACTTGCTCTACCCTTTGCATTAAGACCACCTTTAGGGTTTTTACCTGCTTTTCTAGTCCATGCTGGTGTTTTCATTTTGCAAATCCTGCTCCAAAATACAGACCAACAATAGCACTAACTATGTGTGTGTCTAGTGGGGTAATAACAAATCCTGCTGCTTCTTTCCAAATAACCTTTTCACTATCAGAACCTACTAAGAAAGAAAATATATTGCCTTGTATCTCTGAATAACCAACCACAACACCTACATCTGGGTAAAATATAGCTGCTACTTTAGGTAATACAATGATAGAAAACACAGCACCAAGAGCAATGAGCCTACGTGTCCATGCAAAATGTGTGTCTTTTCTGCCATACTCTCTAGCATCTTTGGCTGCTCCAGCATTAAACTGACCACGCTGCAACAGCATCTTATTGTTTTCCATTCTTGCTTTTAAAGCCTGACCCCACAAAGACATAACACCGCCTAAGACTGTAGAGCCTAGCATAGTAATTAATTCTAAAGGAAATCCCATTACTCATACTCCCTAGATGTTGGTGTAATAGATTTACTAGGATTTAATCTTCTCATGTTTTGTAACTTTAATTCTTTAATATCCTTACCTGCCCATTTAGGTTGACTATTATATGACCAAGTCATTCTTGAATCCCTAAGATCAGCGTGAAGAAAATTACCAGAATCATTAAATCCAAAACCATTAAACCCATGCCTTTGTAAAGCACCAAGCAATTTCATCTTCTGTGCATTGGACATCCCCCTAGTAGAAATATCTACAGCTTTACCATGGTTGTGTTGGGAAGTAACTTTTCTCTTTGTTCCAACACCACTAAGAGCATCATTTATTAATAAAGGAACACCAAAGTCATTTGCTGCGCCTGTTAATGGCCCAGATAATAAGGCATCTAAATTAGAATAGGCATCATCAGTAACATCTTTACCTATTGGCTGATCTCTTCTTGTGTACGCAGAAGGTTTAAATGTAAAGTTTTCATAAACACCACCCATTAAAATACCTCCTACGATTAAAATATAATTGCTTCTAGCATACATCGAGCTTTTTTCAAGAATAATGTTTGTTGTAGACCATTACAGTAACTGAGTGCGTAGTTTTTGACCCCCCCTTGGGGTTATACACGTAGCCAGTATGACTGTAATTGCGACAGCAATTTCCGCTTCCTCGCTCGATCCTTGCGTCTCGCTCCTCCGCTAGCCTAGATCTATGCTGACCCTTATATCCCCAGCCACCTGTACCTGCGCCCTGTCTATTGGTTTATATCCAGCCCTGTCTAATATATCTTTGCTAGCTTCTAGCTGTACATACTCAGATTTAGCTCCTGTTGCTAGCTTGGCAACCTGTTGCACAGCTTTCGTAGCATTGATACCGATTGTTTCTTGTATCTGTCTCATCATATACTCTTGCACATGTGGAAGCTTCAGAGCCTTGCTAGCAGTAACTCTGCCACTTTCACCCTTGGCGTATCCTGCAACCTTTGCGCCATGAGTGATAGAGCACCCTGTTGCTACGATGGTGTCAACAAGTGCTGTTTGTTTGTCTGTAAGTTTTCTGTTATCCATTCTTTGCTCTTCGAGGTTTATAGTATCGAAACTGCGATATATATTTTATTAATATGTTTTGTTGTTTCGAGTAGTCCCCCCCTGTAATCCCCCCCATTCATAGAGCATAGAAAAAGAGCTTGTCAACACCCTTTCTTTAAGTTCAGGCTAATTAAATGTTACTTGTCGATTCTATGAAACTATAATAATGCTTGTCACCACCTTAAAAAGGTGTTAATAATATGTTATAGCAAATGGAGGTTATCAAATGAATATAACTAAAGAAGCTGAATTAGCACACTTAAAAGGCGTTGAAGAAGGAACTATAGACGATACTATAGAGGAAACTTATTACCATGTATTAACTCAAGAAGTAATAAGTTATTGCAGTTCAAAAGGAACTTATACTTTTGACAGGGAGGATTTCAAATGAAACTAACAAGAAAACACTTTGAATTTATAGCGGATGAGTTCGCCCCTTTGTTGGGGTGGGCTACCGATGTTGAAACCATAACTAATTCATTAGCAAAAACAAACCCTAACTTTGACGCTGACAAGTTTAAGAAAAGAGCATTAAAAAACTGGGAAGCAAAAGCAGAGAGAGAAGGATTGTACAATGAGTAACATGGAGGAACTTATGATAGAAGGACTAGAGAAACTAAACCAAGTGTTAACAGGGTCACCCGATCCTGTACGCACACAAGATAAGACATTCTCTGCATACTTTAACAAAGATAACACAGCATACGAAGCTATGTTTCGATTAGATGATGATGGGCGTATGAACTACCATTACAGAGAGGTAGAGGAAGACCCAGAACTTACTATGATATCATTCGGAGCGCATGCAATAGACGAAACTAAAAAGTTTGTTACTGATGAGCTAATTTATGCGGCTATGGACAATGTGCTTGATGAAAATAAAATGCTTATTATTTTTGCTCGCTTAGAAGAGATGGCAATAGATGACTACTGGGAATGGAGACAAGAACTAGGAACAGATTTTGATGAATGTAGTATGAGGGTATGATGACAGATTCACAAACAAAACAGATAAGAAAACATCTTGATGAAGGCAATTCGATCACTGCATTTGAAGCGTTGCAATTATATGGTTGCTTAAGATTAGCATCACGCATGTATGATCTAAGAAAAAGTGGCTATGTTTTTATAAAAGAAATGGTTGAAGTAGGTAATGGTAAGCGCGTTGCTGAATACACAAAAGCTTAAACATTTAGCGAAAGCCCTGCTTAGAATGGAGGAACTAAGCAGGGGTCACAATCTACGAACAGGGAGAAACGCATTGTTAACTTACATCTCTCTGCAATATACAAACAAAACAAATTAAAACAAGTGGATTTAATATGGAGCAAGATGAATTAAAAGCTCACCGCAAATGGATTGCAATACAAATAGCAGTAATGAGACAAAAGTTTTTTATGAATTACATGCAACCAGAAGTTTATAAAGCATTCATGTTGTCTTGGTGCGATGCATTGCAAGACTATAGCCAAGAGGAAATAACAAAAGCTATTGCTCAATACATTTCTCAAAGCCCAAAGATTGCACCCAATGAAGGACACATAAGGCAGATCATTATAAGAAACAGACCAAGAGTTAAACCAATACCTAAAGAACCAGAACCAGAAAAAGAATTACCAACTATTGAGGAGCGTAAAAAGATAGCCGCATCTCTTGGCTTAAAAATAGTTCCATAACCCCCCCTGTTTTGGAACTAAATATACGCCTATAAAGATGATTAATTAACGTATGACAACCCTTGCAACTGCTTATACTATGTAATAATAATATATAATATGGAGGATATTATGGAAAGAAAAGGTTTTATTGGTGGCTCTGATGCAGTTAAGATTATGCGTGGAGAGTGGCTAGAATTATGGAAGATTAAAACAGGTCGCATTGAACCAGACAATTTAGATCATGTACTACCAGTACAGATTGGCATACTTACAGAGGATTTAAATCTCTCTTGGTTTGAGCGTGAAGAAAATCATTTAATTACTAACAAACAATTAAAAATTAAAAAAGATTTAGATGGCGTCCCAATAGAAGGAACGATTGATGGTGAGGTTTTACTAAGCACATTAGATACTAGTTGTAATATTATTGAAGCTAAACATACTAATGCTTTTAATAATATGAAAAAAGTATCAGAGTATTATCAAGCACAAATGCAATTGTATATGTGGTTAGCAGAAGCAGATAATTGTTATCTCTCTGTTATCTTTGGTAATCTTAAATGGGATTGGATGATAGTTCCATACAATGAAAGTTATACCGCAACAGTATTAGATATGATCAAAGAGTTCTGGGGATATGTTGCAAGAGATGAGGAACCAGACATAAACAGAGGAGAAGACTATGGATAATATGGAACTATGGAATAAGGTAAACAAGACTGATAAAGCATACACTAAAAAAGTAGATTTTGGTCGTGGATTTACAGCTATTGATGCTCATTATCAAATAAGAAATGTTACTGAACAGTTTGGGGTAGTGGGTGTAGGTTGGGGTTGGAACTCAACAACAGAATATATTCATTTACCTAATAAAGATGTAGTTGTGGTATCAGGTGTATCAGTATGGACACATGCAGATGAGAAAAATATATTCGGTCCATTCAATGGATGTAAATTATTATACGATGCAAAAAAAGATAAGCTTGATGATGATGCACCAAAGAAAGCTATTACTGATGGCTTAACAAAAGCAATATCACACCTAGGATTTAATGCAGATGTATTCTTAGGTAAATTTGATGGAAATAAATATACACAAAATGAGAAAGGAAAAGCTAATGACGCAGGTTGGTAGACCTCAAGCAGACAATAAGAAAATGGTAGCGATTAATCTATCTCTACCGCAGGCAATGCTTGACGCAGTGCAAGCACAAGCAGACACAATCGGAGAATCTAAAGGCATGATAATTCGAGCGGCAATAAGACAAATGTTTTCAGTACAACAACAAGGAGTAAACCATGACTGAATATGACAACACTAATAGCGGAGCAGTATTTAAACCAAGGGATGATATGAAGATGATACTCCAAGGCCCAGTAAATTTAGAAGGTAATGATAGAGATTTTATTATTGTTACCGATAAAACCCAAGCAGGTCAGAACATAATGAAACTGTATCAAAAAGTTGGAGCTATGTTTAACAATGATAAAGGTGACAATGAAAACAAACCTGATTACAGCGGTAACATTGATGACTACGCTACTAATAAAGATATGCGTGTGTCAGGTTGGAAGAAAAATAAAGATGGTAAAAAATATATAACTCTTAGTATCCAAGAAAAAAATACAAACTTATCATCACAAAAACTTAATACACCACAAGAGTTGGATGACGATATACCATTCTAATTGTCGTGTGTTAATTAATCGTATTAAATAGACCACAAGCTGTGGGTTTTTAAGTAGCTACTTAATTACCCACACATCAAACGGAGGAACAAATGAAAAAGAAATACCCAGATAGTTTAGTTAGAGAAGCACATTTCTTAGCATTTAGCGGTGAAATACCTAATAAAGATATAGCTAAGTACTTATGTTTAACTAATAGTGAATTAAAGTATGTGTTATACACTTTAAAACCAAAGCCAAAAGAAATAGATATTCATAAATTTGCTCATTGGTTTCATGAAAATTATGGTGAAGATTATCAAGAAAAACCTACTATTACTGAAAGTTTCTTAGACTTCTTTACTTTGGAGAAATATAAATGACTTCTTCTCAACAAGTAATTGACAGGCTCAAACGAGTAGCTAGTATTATACAGCTAGACGCAGTAGAAAAAAATAGAACAGGAGTTAGAAACAGAGGAGATGAGTTGCTAGCTTTACTAATTTTATTAGAAGAAAAATTAATAGACGAAGAAGAAAGAATTTATTTTAAAGAAGAGGAAGATAACAATGAAAGCTGAACCAATATTTATGACACGCAGAGACAAAGTATTACACGAAGCCAACCAATTAATTAGTCAAGATAGAAACAATCAGTACGGAGATCCTCATATTAATATGCTAATGATTGCAAGAGCTTGGTCAGAGGTACTTGATCATACTGTACAAACGTGGCAAGTACCTATTATGTTAGCACAAATGAAACTAGCTAGGATATCAAGCGGTGGGTACAAAGAAGACTCTATCGTAGATGCTATAGGATATCTAGCATTAGCAAGTGAGATCAAAGATAAAAAGGTTTCCGAATTATAAAGATGAGACTTATGTTACAGGGTCGTATGAAAAACTTATCGAGCAGATGGTTGATCATCGAAGCACACTTGGTATATCACAAGAAGAACTTGCAGATAGGATTGGGTGTGCTTCATCACTCATTCATAAGTGGGAGCAACACAAGCGAGTGCCATCAGGCTTCTTGTTTACGTGTTGGTTAGACGCTCTTGGCTGTGAGATCACGATCAACTTCAAAGAAACTAAGGCAAGAGTCAGCAATATGTGAAGCTTGTAATGTTGATTCAGATTTATTTGTAGCAATACTAGCTAACATAGAACCAGTAAGACATTACATTATATGTTTAGACTGCTATCAGAGGGATACATGGCAAACAAAAATAAACTTAAAGGAACTTACCACGAAAACTGGTTCGTCAAATGGCTTACAAAAATTGGCATCGAAGCCAAGAGAGTACCACTCAGCGGTGCGCTCGGAGGAGAATACTCAGGTGACATCCACCTCAACATCAACGGAAGAAAACTGGTGGGAGAAGTAAAGTACAGGGATAAGTCCAGTTTCCCTAGCCCATTCACAGTGCTAACAGGAAGAGACATAGCATTTTACAAAAGAAAAACTGGTAAACCACAGACACTTGTAATACTAAGTGGCGAAGAATTTGAAAAACTAATGGAGAAAGATAATGAAAGCAACACAACAACAATTTAAAATATCAGTCGAACAAGAAATATTATATGGTAAGCTACTAAAAGAATCAGCTATTGCTATGGGTCAAGTAGGTAGGTTGCCAGAGTTTAAAGTTTATCAAGCAACAAACAAATTAAACAATCAGAAAGCACAAGCGTATCAAATAATAAAAAATGCTGGTGTAATAAATGCTTTACAATTAGCAGAGAAAATGAACTTATCTAAACCTGATCACGCTAGAAATATTATTCAGAAATTAATTAGAGATAATAAAGTTGAAAGAGTTAAAAGAATTATAAGAGATTTCTATCCATACTCAGGGTATAAGATAAAACAATGACTGACCTTACAATAGAAAAATTTTTAAGACGAATGGATAAAGCCAACGTAGCTAACAATGGCTTTCCATACGACAGAGTAATAACAAGCGACAAGTT